AAACTCCTTTCCCTAGCGATAGAGAGGAAAGACGCTTGCTTGTGAAAGAGATTGAAAGAAAAGAGCGTGAGGAGATTGACGCAAGGTTTAAGAGACAGTCTGCTTTTATCAAGAGCGAGATTGAGTCTACTGGTTGGAGTGTGGGGCAGATATATAGGGATGGTCAGGCTAATATGCAATGCGTAATCTCTATCGGTAAATTCAGACATACAATCTCTTTCGGAAGAGCTTGGTGGGATGGGGCAGTAAAGTTACTTGCTTCGTACAAGAAGATTTTGCCCTTGATGACTTCTAAGAAAAAAGACTTGATGATGGTCGCATCGGGGGCAGTCATTAAAGACCATGTTGGAAACATTACATTTCCAAACCTCTTCAGTAGATTGGGTGTTGAAAAGTTTATCCCCCAAGAGTACCCAGAAAAAGCCAAAGTCGAAACGATGATAAGGGACTTTGCTAGGGCATTTTTCTTTAGGAACACTGATTTTCAAGATGAAGCTATTGAAGCCTATCAACAGAAACATTGGACTCCCCGATTGGAAGAACTCGCTGAAAGATGGGATCTTCCTTTTGAGATTACTTCCCATAACTTATGGAAAGCTAATAAAGAACAAACAATCAGTGATGATCGCTATGAGGCGGGTATGAAACTCCTTAGAGAAATGGACAAGCAAGAGGGAGAGTGGAGAAATAGATACAAAAGTAGGGCGAGGGATTTTGGCTAAATAATAGATCCTTTATGGTTGATAAGATCAATGAAAAGAGCCTATCTTCCTTGTGGGGGGTAGGCTTTCTTCGTTAAAGTTCCGACCATCTAAAGAAGCGATCATCCTCTTTATGGGTGATCCCTTTACGCTTCACTTTACCAGCTTTCTTTCCACGCACATAGCGTTCAAAAGAGGTGAAGTGTTTACGCTCTAAGTCAGAGAGATCATCCACAGTGATCTGTTCTTCGACTAAGAGCCAAAAGCGACTTGCCGCTTTAGCTACCCAAAAGGCATCAGCTTGGTGGTTATTCCACCTCTTAGCACCTTGACCATCTGTAGCTTGTTTAGCGGCATCTACCATATCTCCTTTACCCATTTTCCAACCTTTGGGTCTATTGAGGAAAGCGGCAGCATGGGCTTTTACTTGATTGGGAGAAAGGTAAACCGTATCGCATTTCTCAAGCATGAGTGCTTCATTGCTGTAGAGGAACAGACCATACATACCCTCTGAGAAAAGGTCATTAAAGATTGGGGATTCGATCCCAACTCTTAAAGTCTCTTCTGGGTGATCTGCTCTGACTTGCTGTACGATTTCTCTTAGACCTTCTCGTAGGGTGATGTAGCGTTCAACGAACATGGTTTTTGCTTCAGTTTTCATTGTGCCTTTATCCAAGAAGTGTCCGTCATCACGAATGAGAGTCCACCCGAAGTTTCTGAGAGAGGGGTCGAGTCCTAGTATCATTTGTAATCCTTTATAATCATCTTTATGTGTTGTTATATGATACCCGAATGGAGAACACAGATGAGAAGAACAGCCAGTGAATGATTGCAAATGCTTATATTAATGTCAATAATGAGAATGATAACTTCTGAATCGAGTACTGGTCGAGTTATCAATAAATCCTTTATAATCTCCCTGTAAGTAAAAGCCACTTATAAGGGAGGTCATTATGGCACAACATGGCTGGTACGACAGTAGGAGTCCTTGGCCAGTACCACCAAGGAATACGAGTGCGATCTCCCCTTTCGCTAAGGGGGAGATAGATGTGCATTGGGATAACCCATCAATCCTACATGGCAATGAGGGTTGGATTACTCGTGGTGTAAACATATACAGATCGGGCAACTCAGATCGTGGTCCTTATCGTAGGGTGAACATCACACCTATTGGTGGAACAATATACAGAGATCGAATAGACACCTGGGCTGTCAACGATGAAGTCATCACAGCAGACAAGTGGATTTCTAAAGGGGATCAAGGTGAAGACCCATATCGCTTTCAAGTGGAGTACCCAATAGCTCGTCAAAATAGTATCAATGACCCTGCTGACTCACCAAGAGATGTAGTGGTAATGATTAACGGTGTGATCGTACCCACATCGAGAGTGCTTGGTGAGTTTGGTGAGGTCACTTTATTCTTTACAGGCAGACCCAAACCCGATGCCATCACTTTGACTGAGGGTAGTTTACCCCCTCCGATAGATGACAATACTGTGGTGACTGTGAGCTACATTGCTTATGACCCAGAGAGTCGATTAAGACTTGGTACAGATAAGCGAGATTTCTATCGAATAGCTACAGTCGCAGAAGATCCGAGAACAGGAGTCTTGCATGAAACTCCTTTAGAACATTGTAAACCATTCTCCGACCGAGAGCTTGAGCGTGTAGACTATATGTGGAGAGAGGGTATTCGTAGAAATAACTGGATACTCGAACAAGGGGGGGAGCGAGTTAAGTTATTCACTCGTAGGATCGCAGGCATCCCTTGCTATTGTACCTCATTCAATAAGGAGACTCTTAAATATGCGAAACAGCCCGACAGTCTTTGTACGATTTGTTTCGGCACAGGCATTAAAGGTGGCTATGATGGCCCATACGACATCATAGTCGGACCCAACGACAGTGAGCGTAGGATTAGTCAAGAAGATCGTGGTAGGCGTAAGGAACATTCCTACGAGGTGTGGATCGGCCCTAGTCCTATTGTGAGTCAGAAAGACTTTATAGTTAAACCTAATAATGAACGGTATTCATGTGGTGCTGTTAATATGCCATCGAACAGAGGTAATGTTCTTCAACAGCATTTCAACATAGCTTATCTCGATAGTGGGGATATACGATACAGGTTTCCTATTGAGGGTGTTCCTGTTTCATGGCCAGAGACTCGTTATGGGTATTGGCCTCAGAGGGATACTTACACAGCTCGTGGAGATGCTGTTTATCCTGTTACACCCGATAGTGCATACCCTATGATTTCGGATAAGAATACCGTATCGGATAGTCTTGAGAAGCGTGGTCGTACAGCAACTTGGGAGAATCAGAACTATTGATAGTTTCTTCTTCCTATCACCCTTAATCACTTCTTCCCAAAGCGACCATTGATTGAGTCTCTTAGGTTATATCGTGGGGATTTAGGTGCAACCCTTTTAGCGTCAGTCCCACCTCGCCCAGTATATCGACCACCCGTAGCAAAGGTCTTACCCCCTGCCAATGGGTGTCTAAATTGTCTACTACCAGACCCACTAGAAGCAAAATATCGACCTTTGCCGATGTTATTAGAGGCGAGCCATGTCATGCGTACAAGTGCGTCTGACATATCGTCATGTTTACCTTTAGTTTGAGGTGCTTCGACAGTAATGAGGTGCTTACCATGAACCGTTTGCTGTAGTTCTAATAGTTCTTGGAGGTAGGGTTCATGTCCGTCTGTCTCATAGTTAGGGCGATTGTAAAGTTTGATCTTCTGATCCCACATCATGTCCTTAAAGTTCTGATACATTTGTGAGGTGATCTGTTTAGTCATATTAGTAGAGTTGAGGTTTTTCAGACCTCGCTTTTCAAGTGCCTGTTGAAAAGGGATACCAGCCCATTGGTCAAACATCCCCTCTTGAATATAAAACTTCTTAGTATATTCTAGCACCCAATCAGCGACATCATCAAACTCTAATCGTTCTTTATCGTGGTAGATACCCTCTCCAGCTTTAATTTGAACTACGAGATCTACAACGATTTCTTCACCATCGAGGTGTCCAATAGCGAGGGCAGTACCGTCACCTACAAGACCCAAGTCAATCCCCATAAAGTGAGGCATACGAGCGGGTGCAGACCTCTGAGGTCTTAACTGAGGGTCAACACAAGATAAAAGGTCTTGTTCATCTGTGATCCACCCTCTTGTTCTGTCTGTGAACTCGCCACCATACTCTGTAAAGAACACAGCGGCATTCTTAAGGTAGTGTTTCTCAAACTCTTGTGCGGGTACAGTTGGGTTTACTTCCCAAGTAGGAGCTTGGACTGCTAAGATGTTATCAGATGCTCGACCCCCACCCATACCAATCATAAACAGGTTATAGAACAGACCTTGTTTACCCAAAGGGGAAGAGATAAGGATGATCCTACCCTCTACTTCACCAATCGGGATCGTGGGGTTATTTGGATCTTTAGCTGAGTAGGCAGAGGTAGAAGGAACGACAGCGTTGTATACTTCCTCTGCTCCAGATTGCCCTGTTTCTGTAAAGTGAGCCACCTCGTCAAGAATAACGCATATATTACCTGCACCACGAAGACCTTTAGCGACACAAGATCTAAAGGTGATCTTAAGAGTGGCTTTAGCGTCTTGATTCTCAATGTATCTACCATACTTTTCTACATCTGCTGGTGTTTGGAATCGGGCATAAGATAAAGTATTATTTGCAGTATAAGGGCCAAAGAAGGCACAGTTGCGGTAATGTCCCGACACCTCTTGATAAAGTAGACCTGCTTGATCTTTATCGGTCGCTACAGAGATGATTTGGATATTATTACTTTGAGGCAATCCATAGAACTTTTGTGGGTTATCCTTCTTGATGAGCTTGTATGTTTCATAAGCGGCAATACAAGCAGATATCGTAGTGTTGTGATTGGTAAACCCATTACCTATAAACATCGCCCCATTAGGAACATTCAAGTCAAAGACATGAGCTTCACGCAGTTCTACTTTAATAACTGGATCAAAGAAATAATCGAGGTCGATGAGGTTATATAGTTGAGACTTTGTGGTTTGACTTAGGTCTTCATGGTCAGCGATCTTTTTGATCTTCCAATAAGGTGTGTATTTAGTTGCGGATTTTAGGTCGTGTTTGAGATTTGGATGGAACTTTTTAAGTCGCTCTGCATACTCGTAAAAGAATGGAACTCCCTCATTAGACACACGATAAGAAACGCTCGACATTACACCCTCA